TCCATTGGCTATACGGATATACGCTGATCCGGACCAGCGGTAAGTTTCGTTTGTTTCTAATGCAACATAGATCTTGGCACTCTCTCCTGTAGCAGGAAAGCTGGCTAAGTTTGCATACTCTAGTACGTCATCTACATAAGACGGCAGCTGATTAGATGGTACTAAACCATTAACCAGATCTGCTTTTCCAGACATATCTACACCGCTGTCTGTAAGTACGTTGTTAACTATGAGTGCTATATTAGGCATATCTTCTATATTCTATTTTTAAACGATTGCTAAAGCTTTCCATCCGCTAGATGTATAAGCCCAAAGACCTTCCACCCCATCAGTCTGGTAGATCACTAATCCTATTGCAGGACTAGATATAGCTGTTTTCTGTGCAGCTGTCATACGTGGTGGTAAAAATCCTTTAGTGGTAGAATCAGCTTGTAATATAGCTGACGCACTTATTGTGCTAGAAAGATTTACTCCAAGGTTACCTGCTATCTTACCGTCTCCTCTCACTTGTAAAGCCTCACCGGAGTCTGTTAGGACAGTGTTTCCGGAGCCTCCAAATGCAACATTACCATTGGCAAAGAATGTTACAGGGTATCTTGTTACACCTGTTGTAGCATTATATGTAGCCACCTGTAAAGAACCAGGTCCTCCTTCATTAGTGTTCTTGGAAGATCCACCCAGATTAAACTCTGCTGAGTAAATACCATTACCCATAGAGAAACTAGTCTGGTAATCCCAAGTAGATGTTAATGCAATACTTTTGGTAAAGGCAGTACTACCTACAAACTGAACTAAGCTAAGTAGATTTGGAGTGGTGGTAGCTCCAAACTGAACCTGACCACCGCTGAAATAAAGCTTATTATTATTTAGAGATACTGATCTATTTCCTGTAAGTGTACCATCTGCAGTGTAAATATTATTATACTGAGGAATGTTTAATACACCAGTTGTGCTATTGTATGTTGCAGCACCTGTTGTACCAGTGGTAGTTAAGCTGATGGCAGCCCTTGCCCTGGCGTTAGTAAAATATAGATTAGTTGAACCTTCTGGTACATTATCTGTAGAAAAAGCATATCCTGATAAAGGAGTGTATTTTACTACATCTATAATATCCCCGCTCACCGCAGCGTCTGCAAGTACTATTGTTGTACCGTCAGTAGCTGTAAAAGCAGAAGAGCTTAGTCTTACACCATTCAGGAATACATCTACAAGTCCTACAGTGTAACTTTGAGCCACTGTGAATGTAGTCTGGCCGGCAGAAGCTGTAAAAGTTTCTACCAACCTGGCAGTCCCGGTTCCGTTTACACTTAATGTGCCTCCTACAGTGATGGACAAACCAGCTCCCACTATAATGCTACCAAGCGTAGTGGTTGTAGCTGGACCAGTGGTAGGCAAAGCCTGTACACTTAATACACCATTAGCGTCAGCCACCACCATTCTAACTCCACTGCCTGCCAATCCGGTGAAGGTTGCTCCTAATGCTTTTAGGTTTGCATACTGACCAATGGTTCCATTATTAATCTGGAGTGTATTGGCAGAATCTCTTGAAATACCAATATCTGTAACTACCTGTGGTAATATTCCTGTTGTAGATCCCCATACAATCTTAGAGTTGTATGGCATAACAGTTCTATCTAAATCCCAGTAGATAGCTTCAGTGCTGTTAGCAGACTGTTTATATAAAAGAACACCTGTATAAGTCGGATCCCCAGCATACCACGCCCACTCAGAACCAGTGTAAGCATTCTTCATTACAACTATAGGGCTATAAACAGAAGATGCGGAAGATCCAAATTCATAGTATCCTAACGATGGATATAATCCCATCTGAGTACCACCGAGAATATGACCATAATCTAAAACAAGATTACCAGTGGTCTTAATTACTACATTACCTGTTCCGTTTGATCCTATATGAATAGGAGTAGCTCCCATGCTGTATCCAAGATAGACAGCAGCAGCATCCCAGCCTGAAAATATACCATTTGGAAAGTTAGACGCTAACCCATACCACTGATTGGTAGTTGTAAGATTACCAGACATTGTTAGTCCGGCAATAGATATAGAATTGGTAGTGGTATTACCTCTAGTTGTAACAGAATCAAGTGTATCTGATTCAGCAGACAAAGCTCCTATATCAGACAATAGTTGTGCACCGGTGCGGTATTTCACCACACCATTGTCTATTACAACAAACTTGTCCGTGTCGGTAGTAGCGGCTGCAACGTTATTTAAGGTTACAACTCCGTCTACTACCAACCCGGCTTTGGCTAGTATATCAGATAAAAATTTCATCTAAAGGGTTACTTTTTAACAATCACACGGATAGCTCCTGTAGTCATAATGTTTCCAAAAGAAACAGTCACCACGTTAGCAGAAGTAATAGCTACGTCAGCTGCCACTTGCAAACCTGTACTTACCTCGTAAAGGTTAGTCACTACGTCTGTAGCATTCAGGTTGTGCGTAATTGTAAAGCTTCCGTTAGCAGTGGGTGTGATAGTTTCAGCATATCCGCCAGTGCGGTTATCTAAAAGAGTCTTTAATTTAAGAGGAGTTACGATACGCTCGTCATCAGTACCAGTATCTGTTTCAGCCTGGGTAGCAATTTCTGCAATACCTGTACGAGTTTCTGTAGCTGTACGTCCTGCTAATTTCAGAGGAGTTACAGCAGCTGTATCGTTTACACCGTCATTAGTCTCAGTTTGAGTGGCAATCTCTACCAAACCAAGTGCAGTTTCAGTAGCCTGATCACGGTTCACTTCTAAACGGATCCAATCTGCCTTAGAAGATGTAGATGCATTATCCACCTTGGCAACAATTACATCACCAACGTTAAATGCTTCACCATCAACAGTGCCAGCTACAGTTACATACCAGTAGTCACCCTTCTTTGTACCAGCAACCGGTTCGTCACCTACTGGGAATGATCCGCTTGAAGCGTCCCATCCACCTTCCAGGTTACCCAGGTTTCCTACAGTGGCATCAATATAAGTTTTGATTGCAGAAGATGTAGCAAGTGTTGTACTTGTAGCAGATCCAAGATCTGTCACAACACCTACTTCCTGTACGTTAGCTGAAGAACCTGTCAGGTTACCAAGTACAGTGAGAGAACCAATCTGTGCAATCTTACCAAGTGTAACAGCATTGTTGTTAATCTTGATAGTAGTTACAGCAGAGTCAGCTAATTTAGCTGTAGAAATTCCCAGGTCTTTTACACGCAGGGTGTCATTGTTAATCTCAATGGTAACGTTGTCTACGTTTACATCAAGAGTCACCTCATCACCGTCACCAGAGTAGGTGGCAGTAAGACCTTCTCCGCCAAATACAGAGCGTAGGTCACCAGAGATGTCCACCCATGCAGACCCGTCCCAGAAATAAATACGGGCGTCAGCGGTGTTAAAATAAATCTGTCCAGAAACAGGACTAGATGGGGCCGTTGCCAGGTTCTGTAACGCTACGTTCAGTATCTGGTTTTTGGCTAAGTCTAAGTTGGTCAAAAACTTCTTTGCCATAGGGTTTGGATTTTACGTTTTAGTTTATATATGCTTTTCCACTGAACGCAGCGGAGAACTTTATCTTTAAAGAATTACTGTTAACATGCTCCACCTCACCTATCACCTCTTCTTCTGTACTGTCTACAATGGAAACTGATGGAAACTTTCCCAGGTTATGCACTACGGTCCAAACCATTTCTGGTGTAGTTTGTGTATGAATGTGAGAAAACTTATAGAGATCTGCTGTTGTACCACCATCCCTATAGTTCAAAGTGATTGTTCTGTCTGTAGTGGTTTGTGTAATGTCCACACTCATTACAGAACGATCATATGCCTCCTGGATCTGCTCAATCTGAGTTTGGGTCACTCCCACCTGGAGCCACTGGTTACCGTCCCATACATAGAATGTATCTTCAGTGGTGTCATATACTGTGATGCCTTCATCCCCTGAATTATAACTGGATGCAAGAGCTTGACGCTCTGCAGTGGTTAACGGGTGCAGTCGTGCATTTAAGAGCTGGTTGGTACCCAGGTCTATATCGTGGTAATATATGACTGAACTTGGCATTAAGATAAGTATGCTTTACCGGCAACCGGCTGATTAAAGTAAATTTTGATACGGTTTGCATCCACCACCTCTATGATTCCCTGGATATCATTACCAATTGTATCTTCTGTAAAGACATTAGGTGTAATACCCATATTATGCTGAATATCCCAGAGTGTAGATGGTGTAGACTGAAGATGACTGTAAGTGCTATTTTGGTTAACAGTGATTGATGGATTAAGATTAATCCTGGTAATACATCCACCGGCATTCACTTCTATGATGTTCTGGTTGATGTTTCCGTTTACGTAGTTCAGACCCATAGTTCCAGGCTTTGAAGGTGTTCCGGAATTAACGTAACCTGCACCACCTTTAGAATAAATTACATCATCGTACTCCACAGCCAGCCAGGTTCTGTATGTGATCTTCACTTCAGAAAGAGCTCCTGCATCTTCTCTGGCTTGCCAGTCCACAATTTCTTTACGTACAGCAGCCAGATCTGCGTCCTGTTCAGGACTGCAGGTAGCAATACCATAACGTATTTGCCGATACTGTCTGTAAACAGAATCGGCAAACACACCATAATACTTTTCTTTTTTAGGAAGAAGACTTCTCATTGTTAAAATAGGCTTTAGCTTCTTGCAAGGTTTGATCAAATGTCTTAGCCTGCACCAAGCTTTGTTCATACATTGCTACGCAGTTTTGGCAAACATTAGCTCCGTTTGAGGCTACACGTTGTTGACAACCGCATGTAATTTGTGCTCCACAGTTGGGACAACTAGTCATAGATATTGGTTTTATGGTTAATTAACAGGAAGTACAGCTCTTAGAAGTGAGCTTATCCAGTCTCTTTTTTGCATAGAGGAACAGCTCCATACCCTTTTCAGGTTCATGGCAGTATTCCACCTTTGCTTTAGCAGCATCAATAAAACTTTTGATAAGTCTCAGTTCAGCCAATTGATCTTTAACATCAGCGTCCGGTTCACATGCAGATAGTTCCACTTCACATAGAAGGTTATAATACCGGTTCAGAGTCTGTGTGGCTCTTAAGTAGTTATATTCTACAAAAACACTGCTATTTGGAGATACAGAGTATTTTATTCCATAGATTCCATCAGGTAAAATTTGGGACACCTCTCCACACCCGGACTTCTGAAGTCCAAGTGAACAGGCGGATAATGTCAGGTTAAAGCCTGGCATTACGTCTTCCAATACCACCGGAAAGTTAAAACCAGGAGGTACGATCTCCAGGGTTCTGCAGTCTACCTGGAGCCCTTCCGCATACAAACTGGTATCCAGGATACGTAACACCTTGATATTGTTTGTATCTGGCAGCTCTAAACTTAATTGGTGTTTGCTGGCCATTTAGTTAAACTTTTAAAATTAATAGAGAAATATGTAGAGGTTCTCAATAATAATATACAAAATCTTAAGGACCTGTCCAAAAAGAAAAGGGAGGGTAAATACCCTCCCTAGTCTTATTATGATCTAAAAACTTAGACAGTTTCCAGGCTCACTGCGTTACCGGCAGCTACAGCTGAATCAATAACAAAGTCAGTCAAGTCATCAGTGTCAGTACCAGCAGGTACGTGAACAACCAACAAATACTGATCATTGTCAAAAGTTCCAGTTGGGTTGTAGAAACGAGGTACACTGTGAAGGATCAAAACTTGATCATACAGACCGCTACGGTTTACAGTAGCAAGAGCTGGATCAGCTTCAATCTCACGCATACGCAGGTGCTCTACACGACCGCTGTCTGGGTAAGCATTTTGAGCGTAACGACCATCCAGGATAAGCTCACGAAGAACTGTTTCACCTACACCGGAAGCTTGCTTAGGAGCTTGAGTTTCTGCAACCGCAAAGCAGTTTACATCACAAGGCTCACCCTTATCCATTGTAAATGAAGGATAGATGAACAAAGGCTCAATGTCATACTTATCAGTCACTGTGAAAGTACAGTTACCGAATTTAGTATCCATGTAAGCAGTGGTTAATTCCAGGTGGCTATCCACGTTAGCTACACCAGAAGTCACAGGAACGTAAGTTTCTGTTGCAATCTGAGAGAAGATCTTAGCATTACCGTCTGTAGAAGCTACAGCAGCTTTGCTCAACACTACGTTTGCGTTACCAGTACCAGCTGAGTCAGCAGCACCTACAGAAACTACTAAAGAATTAGCAGCTAAAGAAGCGTGAACTACTTTCTCACCCACTTGGAACTTAGCAGCGTCAGCGTTAGCTACAACGATAGTTGCAGAACCTGCAGTTGGGTTGATAGCTACAGAAGCATCAGTAACATTCCAAACCTTAGCTTGTACGAAATCCTTCAGTAAAGGATAAGTGTTGATCTGATCTTTCCACTGTAACAACACAACGTTTTGGTCTACAGCACTGTTAGAAGCATCACAGCATCCTGTGAAAGCATCCAAAGTTCTGTACAAGTTGTGGCTTAAGAAACGCAGTGCAGGAGAACCTTTGATGTCCAAACGCAGGCGGTAAGTAGCACCGCACTCAATTGTGCAAGTAGAAGGATCTACTGTTACAATTTGGTTCTGAGGAACATCAGAAGTAACCTTGATTACACGGCTGATGTACTTAGGGTTGATCTCCTTACTCTTCAAAGACTCTTTGTAACCACCGTGAACGGGGCCAATCTTGTCTGAAGTGAAGTAAGATCCCTGAGCAATGATGAATGGAGTGGCAGCAGCAGAAGTCAATGCAGCAAAGGTCTTGGAGTTAAACACACCAATTTGACCAGCTGTCAAGCTAGCTGTAGATCCACTAGATGCAAGAGCAACGGCACCGTTCACTGGAACTGGCAGGAAGCTCTTACGAAAAGCATGAGGAAAATACATAGGGCTTTTGATTTAAGGGTTATAAAAAAAGAAATTATTTTAAAAACAACAACTTATACTTGATGCTGTTAATAGTACTTTTAATAGTATCCAGGTCATTTACAATCTCTGAATACGGCATATCATTCTGAAGACTGGTCACCATTTCTTTTAACTCTCTCAGATAGGCTAAACCTTCCTGTACAGAGTTTAGAGTTCTAGGTGCTTTATCTTCATAGTCCAGGAGTTTTTCAGCAGCTCCCTGGAACTGCTCAGCTACAGTGTCAGCATGACCCGGTAAAGAATCATACAACTCGTTCAGGGCTTTATGTCCCGCATAAGAACCAATACCGGTAATCTTCAGATGAAGCTTATGGATAGAAGTTCTTGCGTTCATTAGCTCTGATACACAAGCTGCTGTTTTAGATTCCAGTGACCCGCCACCGGAAAGAGGTCTGGGTATTTTAGTTAGTGCCATTAGCTATTACGTTGTCCGTTTTGAATTTCTCTCTGATACTGATTCATACTCTCAATGTCTCCGGCCAGTATAGCTGCAGCTTCATCTACAAGAATTTCAGCTATATCATCTTTAAACTCACAGGTTACATCTGCAGAAGCAACAACACCGCTGTTTGGGTTTATACAGTTTTTAAACTGTACATCTCTTGGTCTGCGGAAATACACCAGGTTTACAGATGTAATCTGAAACTCATTGTTTGTGTACACCCGGATCTTATCTCCTACAAGGGTGGTTAAGGTTTCTGCCCATTCAAAGCTGGGCCCTTTAGTATCACTTGTAAGTAAGATGCCCATATTAGCTTCTTCCACTTCGTATACCGTCATCCTTCTTTCTGGACAACACTCTGATTTTGCCAATACGTCTACACGACTGAAATACAGATAATCCGCTGGAAGTGTAGATTCTGCAAACAACTTCTGGTTTGTATGGGGCAGGATACCATCTTTGAGTAACACTCTCAGATCATCTACAAGACCTGTGGACTGTTCTGTACCTTCTTTACGGGTATTCATCCCGTACATCATCCTCCTCACCCACTCCAGCTGTGCTTTATTAAAAGCCTCCTGAATCTGCCAACACTCCAGGTTGTCATAATCAAAAGAAGCTAGTTTATTCAGCCGCTGTTTTATTTTGATCTGTAAGAGAGCGTTTGTCATAAGTTATATAATGACCCGGGTGCTGTTCTCACGGGAAGCATCCCGGGTACTGTTTTTATTGATTCCAATACTTCTCCACTGCCTTAGTCAGATCAATCAGGATCTCTTCGTGTAATGGGTTTTTCAAGAACTCAGCTACATCTGTAGGTGTGCGTCCCATCATAGTTCCGGTCTTCATATGGTAGATAAAACCATCAGCTTTAGGAGCTATGAACTTGAAGTATCCTGAGTCTTTTACAATGGCCCTGATCTTTAAGGTTTCCATATCCAGACTGGCTGCATCCAGGAATCTCTGTCCTGTCTTACGCTTATCCTTTTCTACCAGGTCACCGTTGATGTACTTATCCATGTTGTCATAGATCACATCATTAGGTGTGCTCTTCTTATACTGAGCTGAGTTAGGATCCAGCACTTTTGCCACATAAAGCAGCTTATTCTGGTTCTTGTCAAACAGCTTCTGAAGTTCTGCAAGAGCTTTGTTTCTAAGCTTCTTCACCTCAGTTTGTATAGAAGCAGTTTCTTCCAGTTTATCTAAGTAGAACTTAGGTGGTACAGGCATTCTGCGTGCTTCTTCTAAAGACTTTGCAACGATGGAGAAACCTCCGGCTTCAATTGCATATAGTCTGATCAGATCATAAGGATCTTTTTCTGGCTCCAGGTAAACCGGTTCATTACCGCATCTCACCTTAATCTTATCCCAAAACTCATTGTTATCTGGTCTTAACAACTTCACCTTGTTCCAGAACTGATCATCTTTAGGATCAATTACGTTAGCGGCAAGCTGTTTTTCCAGTTCTGCTATCACTGCACGGATCTGCTTAATCTTAGCTTCCTGCTCTTCAGGATCCAGGGATTTCACTTCCGGAGCAAACTCGTTCAGACCAGTTACGTATCTTTTGATACCGTTAATCTCTAAACAAGCAATGCTTTCCTCGTGAAACGCTCCGTCAAAAAGACTTAGCCCGTACTTCTGTAGTCCCATATTGTCCACCATTGGATCAAAAAAAGGACGGATAGCAATTGTGCTACGTTTGTTCTGTGGGTAGCCTTCCACAATAGTTACACTACTCATGCTTGGTTTTTTGGTTTTTAAGTAATCTGGTTTTCCAGATCTCTAGTACCTGTTGGAGTGGTAAACTCCCGAGGATACATCTCAACAGGCTACAGGCTTTCCTCCTGCAGACTCCTTTCTAGGTCATGACTCCTATACTCTTCTGGTCGTTTCCAGATCGGATACTATCCGGGAGGGGGCGTTTTCATAGGAAGTGTATCAATAAGCAGGGGATTTTAATGCCCCCTGCTCTGATACTATTCGTTAGAATGATCCACCAGTGATTGGGTTTCTCATAACGATCTTCAACACCTTGGTAGGGTCTTTAACCCAGATGGCTGGCATTGTCTGTGTCATGAACACACGGTAACCGTTGAAGTTTCCAGAAGACTGGAAGCCTTGTGTACGACCCATGTAGTCCATAGTACCGTTCTGATAGAACCATTTCAATTGATTATCCCAGCTAAGCTTCAACAAGAAGATGTTGTCGTTAGTGTTATCTGTGATATCAAAGATGATGAAGTTGTAGCTAGACAGAGGGAAACCATCAATGATTGGGTTCTCAATGTCATTAGTGTGTACGTTGTCAAACGCAGGGTTCAACACGAACTTCACGTTAGCCAAGAATGGGATTACATACTGAGTGTAAGCAAAACCGAAGTTCAGATCCATTCCCTTACCAGTGATTGCACCAATCTCAGATGCGTTGATCACTAAGCCAGAGTTGATAGCTTCCTTCTTGATTGCCTCGTTCACCAGACGCATACCACCCATACCGGTTTGTACGATCAGTTGACGCTTAGGATCTGGTCCCTGGAACTCCACCTTACCATTGAAGAAGTTGAAGATCTCAGATTTGAAAAGATCCAGGTTGAATGATCCCTTGTTGTAGATACGCTTGTAAGAGTTATCAAGCTGCTTCCAAAGACCCACGCTCAAGCGGATATCATCTGGACCATCTTGCTTAACCTTACCACCTTGTCCCCACATTAAGTAGGTCTCAATGTCGTTAGCAATCTTAGTCAGGTGAGCTGCTTCAAGAGTAGTCAAGAAAGTACGAGAAAGTTGACCAGACTGGTAAGCCTTCTTTACATAATCCTTACCCATCTTAGAAGCCATATCTTCTAAAGAAGTGATAGAAGGATCAGTAGTTTTGTCAAAGTTTCTCCAAAGCTCAATAACAGGAATAGTTCCGTCAGCTTTCATACCACCTTTCAACATCAAGTCAGCACGTGAGCTGATGCTGTAGTGTACGTGAGCTTCTGCACCACCAACGTAGTTGTAGAATTCACGGAAGCCAGCAGATACATTACCCAGGTCAGAGAAACGCTCACCGTATTCACCACGAGCAGAACCCTTGCGGAACACTTTAGTTCCCACCTTCAGGTATTTGTTATCTAAATACTTAGCGTTGTCGTTGTTCACCAACTGCACTGTGTAGATGAAGCCATCTCCAGCAGGGATGATGTCATCAGCAGTGATGTACATTTCAACACCATTGTACTTGTCATAAGTGATGATATCACCATGACCGAAAGAACGCTTGTTCACTTTGATCTTGAAGGTCTGGCCGTCAATACCTTTTGTAGCGTTAGCAGACTCAATGTCTTCTACGATGTAAGGAAGATCTTGTGCAACAGGCACTTGCCATTTGTACTCACCACGGGCGTTATCTACAGAGATAACGTTCTTTCCGCCAAAAGAAGACATCTGATACAAAGGCATTTCTACCTTCTGTGCCATAGCCCACAGATCAACTGGACCCATATCTGTAGGTTCAGCAGATTTCAGCAGGTTAGAAAGGTGGTAAGAATCTACGTGTGAGCTAGTCTGATAGCTGGTATCCCGTAGAAATATACCATTGTTTAAAACTGGGGTTGCCATAGGGCATTCGGATTTTAAGGGTTATAAATGAAAAAGGTTAGCGTTTAAAGATGTTGGCAGGTCTTACCAGTTTTCTAGTTCTTGTTTCTTCTTCTTCCTGGTAAGAACTTGGGTTTTTACGAGCCTGCTCAGTCTTCAGTGTTCTCACTGTTTGTTCTACAGCAGCATTTTTACCCTGTTTTTTAAGTTCGGCACGGTAACTATCCGGATCTGAAAGAAGCCATAGAGCTTCTGCAATGAGTGGGTAGTTAGGTTCTACGAACTGGTGTTTTTCCAGCAAGTGTCCCAGAAGGTTGGTTGGACGACCGCTGATAGATGGGTATTGTGGTTGTGTAAGCCCTGAGTAAAGGAAAGCCTGGGTTTTCTTATCCAGTTTCAAACCGTTAATCTCAGCTGGACGAAGAGCTTCAAACACATTTCTTGTATATGCCTGGGCAGCTTCTTCCTGTTGTTGCTTACGAGCTTCTTGTTCTGCAAGCTGGGCCTGGATCATTTCTTCCTGCATCCTGTCAAGCTTTGGCTTGAACTGGCCGGCTTTCTTTTCCAGTACACCCAGGTCTTTCCAAGTGTTGATCTCCTCATCAATCTCATCAGCTGTACCAAACTGGGTAGCCTGCAGATAATTACGGATGATTTCTTCCTGGTCAGTTTCCTTAGAAGGATCCAGTTGTCTCACTTCCTCCACCTGAGCAAGTGCACGGAATAGTCCTTTAAGGTCTTGTCCTCCATCTGCTACATATTTAGCAGCATACTGAAGTTCATCTGGCAGTGATTCAAAAAACTCTTTAGGGGTTGAAGCAGCCACCTCATTCTTGAGGTTGTCAATATTGGCTTGCCACAATTCCTCTATATCTTTCTCTCCGAGACCTGATAGGTACTCATCAAGGGTTTGTTTACTTTCATCATAGTCATCAAAGGCAAACATCTCCTTTGACTCTATTCTCTTTTTTAAGAACTCTACCAGTCCGGACTTTTCAGTTTTAGGACGACCACCTTTGCTTTTTCCCTGTGCAGAAGCATCTTCTTCATCCAGGTCATTTACAATGTCATCCACTGTTTCACGGGAAACTGGCTCTTTAGAAGCTTCTGTTCCGTCTGGTTTCTTATTTTCTTCATCCTCATCATCTTCCTTATCCAGGAATGTGAGGTCTGGAGCTTTATTAGAAAGGATGTTAGGCTTAACTTCTTCTGTAGAAGTGGGAGTGACAATACTATCAGCTCCGGGAGCTCCTAACCAGCTGTCTATATCAAGATCTACTTGTTGTACATTAGTCTGTACAGATGTTTGGTTTTCCATAAGATACGTGTGGTTTTTTGTTGTATATCTCTACATTAAAAATATACAACTTTAAACCTTACGAATTTACTTTCTGTAGACCTTGTAGATCTGAACCCTGTATAATAGAGCTATAGTTATTTTGATTTCTTCTTAGCCTGCTCCTTTTTCTGAACGTCATACTTGTTTTTGTTCTCACGAGCAATCTGCAACTGCTTTTCAGCTATCTCACGCTGAGCATTTAGCTTCTCACGTTCAATCTGCATTTTCTGACCACTCATGGCTGTTTTATTCAGCTCCTGCTCACGTTTGAAGCTCATCTGTTCTCTATACTGCTCTGACTGACGGATGTCTCTCATGGATTCTGTAAAGTCAGATTCCATATTCTTGTTGGTATCCATCATAGCACCGTAGCCGGAAGCCCTGATCTCAGCCACCAGGATGTCTTTCTGACGATCCTTCTCAGCTTCATCAGCCTTAAACTGAAGATCCATAGCTTTCTGACGTTCCTGGCTAGCCAGCATTTCCTGTTGCATCTGCTGCTGTTGAGCCATTTCCTGCTGACGCATGGCATTGGTTTTCTCCTCAGCTGTTTTCAGTACATGAGTAAGCTCAGCAATAGACTCAGACTTAATCACATTACCCAGGTCATAAATAGAAGCACCGGTGGTGTTGTTATTTATAGCCAGGCTACGCAGCTGTTCCATCACCTGACGCTGGTTGGTCTTAGTAGTACAAAAGATGTTGAAATCACGCATGAGAAGATCTGTTCCATTAATCTGGAAATTCACCTTCTCGTCATTAGTAGTGATGTATTGAAGCCTTAGAGACGGCTTTTTAGAATGGTAGTATTGTGCCAGGTCAGTTCTCATTTGATGAACTCTTGGCATCAGGTAGTCACTATGCTGTATGAAATACTGTTCTGTCTGAGCATAAGAAGCATTCATAGCCTGTTCCACACCTGTAGCGGTTTGCTGCTGGGATATGGCTTGACCCATACGCTGTGGGTTCAGACCAATCACCTCAAAAGCCTGCATCTTAAAATAATTGGCAAGCTGGATACGTGACAACAAACGGTTGGTCTGCTCCAGGTTCAGCACCTGGTAGTGTTGGAATGCAAGGGCATTCTCTGTATTGGTAATGGTTGTATCCAGAGGTAACATCTGGAAATTCTTCATGGCCACATAGGCTTTGGCCAGGTTATTTTTACCCCAGTCTTCTCCCATGGAGTGACGTGGTAAAGCATTCTGGTCTAAGAGTATAACAGTTCCCAGTTCATCTACAAGAATGTCAGCAATCTGGTTATTTACAATGTTATAGCCTATCTGGAATGGCTTCATCAAGTCTACCAGTGAAATACTGCGGGTGTTTCTATCACCGAATACAGCACCTTCCACCGGAAGTTTACAACCATATAAAGAACTATCACCTTTAAATTGGAAAGGAACACGTCCTGGCTTACCGCCATTGAGTCCCAAATAGATTGGATTGATGCCTCCTGGGTTATTCATACCCCAGAAAGCAGGTCTGTTAGGTCCTATTTTGATACCACCCCACACCTCGTTGATCCAGATCCAGTCAATATGTTCACCAAAAACTAGGTTATCCTTAGTCTTCTGTTTGTACAGAGTGGTGTTATACTGAGGTTTTTCTGTGATCTTATAAAATTCTGATACAATATCCTGGGAGATTTCTCCATCCTCAGTGATACGGGTTAAATGCCCCACCTTTCTTTGACTCTTCCAATACACTTGTGTGACACGTAACAGGTTAGTTTTACCAAAGTCAATCGTGTCTTCTGAATCAGAAAGTATCCACTCCACGATATCCCCGGTCCCAAACTGAGCGTCATAAACTGAAGTGAACTGTCTATAGCCCAACGAAGGCATTTGCGTGTTCCACTCGTGAGATCTTGTTGGATCATAATATGTTCCATCATTTTGATACCCCTGTACAGCATAACCAGCTGAGCGTACAGGATAAATAGCTTCCAGGGCTTCTAGTTGCTCCTGTGTCATCATCCAGCCAAACTTGTCTATAACGTCTGATACAGACATTAAATCAATCTTACCGGCCCAGTTACCCTGAGACAGGTAGCGTACGTCTGGTGATTTATGGTAGAATGTTAAAAGCGGGTTCCAAAGCTCAATGTCATAATCATCTTCCCTCATCTGGAAATGCCAGAACTCACGGTCAGTGATCAACATGTCTCTAAAAGCACGCTCTTCTAACTCTTGTAGAGAAAACCTTTCCACATCAGCTTTATGCTGGTGAGTAGCCCACTCCTCCACCATAGAACGATAGTCTTTCTTAAAGAATTCCTCTATTTCTGGCAGGGTTTTCAGGTTTTCCGGAGCCAACATCTGCTGTGCTTCCTCTGATTCCGGATCCATTCCCATGTTCAACATATTGATCAAAGCCTTCTGCTGAGCCTGTTGAACCAGGGTTTCTTCTATCATGGCCCTCTTTTCTTCCAGTAGTTCCTGGTAAGAAATATCATCTACAGCACGATATGTAATCTTAGAGGTGCGTTTGCTAAACTCGTTGGTAAGAACGTTGATTACGTTAGGAATGATAGGATAGAACTTAAGTTCTAAAGCTGATTGATCCTCCTTGGTCAGAGTGTCAATGAGATCAGCCATTTCATTGTTCTCTTCTACAATATAGTCAGTCTTGTCAATGATACCTTTGGCCAACTTGTAGTTCTTCATCAGCCTGCGTGCATTACGTCTAAGCTGTTTCATGCCCTGCCATTCCAACCAATCCAGGTTCCAGGCACGCCATTCTTCATCTTTCTCTTTCTCAGAAAGAAACTGAATAGGCTGCACGAGAGTACCCATCTTGTTGTACTCCACCTTGGCACCTTTCTTTAGGTCAAGAGCATTATATATCTGCATGATTCTTAATTATTTAGGTTGGGTTCAACCTCAGTATTTAAAGTAAAAAAGGAATTATCTGGTACCGTAATAGTTCCAGTTCCGCCAGTCCAGGTAACAGTTCCACCGGTAATGCCTGATCCATAAGGTTTTATATATGGTTGAGTTGGAACCGTCCAGGGCGTTGTAGTACCAGGAATAAATGTAGGAGGAGTAACTTCTTCCTTTTCCTCCTCTAAAAGCAGTAAAGCCTCCTCTAAAGTGAGTGAGCTTTCTTTTATCAGGCGTGAAAGAATAGTGACCTTTTGCTGGTGTAAAGAAGTTTCCATATCATCTAAGATTTTTAAAGGGATTTCTAGGCACTTTCATACCTGTAGACGACCCCCTTGAAGACCCCATGTGTCTGAAAGGTCCCCAATTTAATTTACTGATTTTTTGTGAGTTCTCCAACTTTTGGTTTACGTGTTCTACACGTTTACTGTATCCTCTATTAGATTGTTGTACTTTGGCAAAGGCTATCAGGGCACAAAAAGCCACCAATCGGTCCACGTTCAGACCATCCTGGTAAGCCTGCATTTCTTTTAAAAGCATGGGATCAGGAATGCGTTCCACCCCGTAAGTAGTCTTTACAATGGTTCCATCTTCCTTGGTTTCATGATCCAGCTCCTCTTTGGTATACTCAATACCATATGACAGGATGTTTCCTTTAAACAGGGTACCTACGTTCTTCCACCCGTATTCCTGGAACACGTTTCTATTGGCTCCAAGATCTTTAAGAAATAAGATCATGTCTTTTGGCACCAGGTATTTCTGCTTCTTCCGGCTGATCATATACTGGATGAACAAGGCCACGTTGTTTTCCACCACAGTCCAGGCATTATACCATTCAATCATCAGCTCCAGGCGTTCATGTGTTTTGTTCAGATCATCAAAACGTCCACACCATGATGCCACTATTCCATCTCGTTCTACAATGTTTTCCACCTTACCATCACCGTAGTCTTTAATCACTTCCACAGGATTCTTGTAGATATAAATAGCACACAAAGAGTCTGAAGTGGTGGTCTTACCCTCACCCACTGGATCCACAGAAGCATAATAAGTTCCAAAAGGAGGATCTTTCATTGGTCTCTCGTAGACGCAGATCACGCCTTCCTTATTTTCTGTCTTTTTAGAAATAGGAAACTCCATGATGGGAATCTTTCTGGAAGGCTTGTCTATGATTTTTCCCTCTGCATTACGTGATAGGTCTATATACTCAACAGGATATTCCTTGTCTGAAATACGCTGCAGTTGTTTACTCACCAGGTGCGGTGGAAACACGCTCACCTTACGTGTAGCAAAAGCTTCTTCAATATTTCTTGGGTGCTGAGAGATCTCCAGCTGATAAGCTTCTGGTGTCAGATCACGTTTAGCTTTCTCAAACTGTTTATCCAGGGCCTCCAGGGCTTCCTCCACGTTGGAGTTACCGTATTGGTCTATATAAGGAGGCATAGACCACTGCTCCGGGATAAATAACCCTGTAATAGAAATTGTACCGTCTTTGTCTAGTAATGTAGACTCTACACCATAAAACCCGTTTTCTTCCGGGTGCATGATGTATTCCTTCATGGGTTCACACTGATCCAGATCACCCACAGATCCTGCAGCTATAAACTGACCGGTGATGATATGACCAGATTTTAAGGCAGGCTTAATGAATCCATAGGTGTCATTCATCTTGGGAGCAATACCAGCTTCCTCATGGAAGAAATAAGTAACGGGACCACCGACACCGTTAGTAGGATCTTTCTCAAAAGAATATCCAGCTATGGTGCTCTTAAGTCCTTTATAGGTATCACGACCATTTATACGCACCTTAATCTTCTGTTCCCAGGCAAATGTTTTCTCCGGATCAGAAGGTCTATACCAAGCGGTGTGTTCATTTAAAAAGTTCTTATACTCATTTAGAAACTTCCAGCTACCCTTTTCGTTGATATAGTCTTTTAGTGATGCTCCAATCTTTAATACAGCACCTGATTCAAACCAGTAGGTGTTGATCAGCTTAGCCATGTGGAAGTAGGAAGAAGCAATCTGACGTTTCTTAAGGATGATGGCATGCTTGTAATGCAGCTCAGCCAGGTGTTCATAAAGAGCCATGTGATACTGTGCGTCTCTCACCTTGGCAAAGTCAAACCGTTTTTCTTCCTTGTCATAGATGGGAAGAAAGTTTAGCCACATGTAGTAGTCACGAGTAACATACCAGGTGTTTCCATTGCTTTTTACAATGACACCATTACGGCATTTATTCTTCTGGTCATCCCAGTAGGCAATAAAGTCCTTACTCTTTACAGGAGCTGCACAATAAAATCCCTGGTTTTGAAACTTACGGCCCTCAGCATTAAAGATTTTAGAAGCTTCATCAAAATTGTATTTCCCTGGTTCTTTAAACAGGAACAATACAAAATCCCGGAATTCCTCCCGGGTGTAGAAAGTAGTTACGGTCCAATGACCGTTATCATAGGTGGGAACTTCTTTGTACGGTTGCATAGTGTTATTGGATCTTATCCAAGAACTTAGGATCAACGCTCACCTTACCCAAAATATCAATAAGAGTCTCTATACTGGAAGAGCGGATGATACCAGGTGTGTTATAATCACTCCAGTATTGTTGGTAAAGTTCACGGGGAATAGCAGCCCAACTAGAAGTGAAGATGTTGTAATGAAATACAAAGTCCTGTAAGTGGGCATTCTTAAGATCTACCTTTGTGTTTTCTAAGTCTTGGTACGTCTGGTTTTTCATGTTACGTATGGTTTAAGAATATTGTTGCGGGGCCTAGAGTTGAACTAGGATCTCTGGGTTATGAGCCCAGTATGCTACCATTACATCACCCCACAATATGACCCGTTTGAAACCCAGGTGGGTCTTACCTGGTTGTGCCTACGATCACAATCTGCATAGTGTGCATTCAGTTTTTTCTTCTTCAGATATACTGTTCAGCCTGCTTTGCTTACGATCCGCACGTCTGCGGCTCACTGCTGTAGGGGGAAGATTTGAACTTCCAAACTCTCCGTGGTTCAAAAACCGCTAAGAGAGCACCACCGAGACAAGGTGGCGTGTCTGCCAGTTTCACCACCCTACATTATGCTGCTTTATTCATTTCAATAGTCCACTTATCTTTAGCATACCCGTAGAGATCTTCCACTGTTTTAAAATGGTGGCCTCTATGTACACCTATAAATGGCATCTTAGTTCCTCTTTCTGCCAGATCCGCATCATATATCAACTCTGGACATAAATAATCCGGATGGTATAACATGGTTACAGAGAATAACCCAAGCAGGTAGAATGTTCTGTCACAATCATTATCCCTGGTTAGTATGATCTGGGGATACCGGTAGTGCATCTTACTTTCCTCACTAAGGTTGTTATAGTGTTTCTCTGATATGTAGTTTACCAGTGGTGGATTACGCTGCCGGTGGGTTTTTACACCAAACCGTAATCCCAGGGGTTGCAGATCCGGAACATTCTTATCATATCCAAACTTTGGATCCAGGTCTGTAAACCTTTGTCCGAGGTAATGCTCCAGTGCTATCTGTCCTGCATGACCGGTTAGTGACCGACTGGTAAGTAGGTTACCATCCTGTGCATAATGCAGCCCCACTTTGCGTTTATCATCTTCCCACTTCTTGGCAAACTCTTTTATCTGCTCATACTCTTCTTCCGGCACTACAATCTTTTCTGCAGATTCCAGAGCTATTTCCAAACGCTTCTGGTATTCCTTTAAAGGATTGATCAATTTACTGGTCATAGGCTAGATTTTGTCCTCCTCTCACTTGTGACTGCTGCTCTTCTTCCAGATCCCGGAGAGTTCCTTTGAAACTCTGACGGATTGCTTCAAACTTAGCAGCTGCGTTAACCAACGCTGTAATATTACCGTCTCTACCATGCTCAATCTCCGTGGTCTCCATATACTTTGCAAGCCGATCCAGCATACTCTTGATCCCCGCATAAGCTCTGTACGTAGGAGTTTCATACATTTTACGGCACAGCTTAAGGGCGTTAACAATAAGTTCGTCATCAGTAGAAAAGTCAGCATCAACTTCCTGAAGAATAAGCTCTTCTTTTTCAGTTTCTGGTACATCAAAAAATGGATTTAGATCTGGGTTGGGACAAGTCATGTAGAACAGGTAGGCGTATATACGCAGGTATTCATCCGGATACTCATCCATAATGTCCTTTAAAAACTTAAGAGCATAGCAATGCTCTGATGCCGTCACCTTTCCGTTTTGTATATCAAATAATCTGATCATTTTCTTCCAAATGTTATGTTCTTTTTAGCTCTTATATCTTTATGACTAAACTGCCAGAACTCTCCAGTGCTGTTTATAATCACTGTGTAAATTGTATCTGTTTCATGCCCATAGTCTGTTACAAGCCAAACAATACCATCACCTCTAGGTGTACTCACTTCCACCCTGTTCTGGGGTTCATATATCATCATAAATCACCGTTGCAGCTTCATCACGTAAACAAAGCTTTTGATATAAATCTTTGTCTCTGCTCCACTCCGTTCCTGTCCACCATTCCATTCCATAGAAATCTCCCTTATACAGGCAACATTTCTCATATCCGCCCAGGATGTATACGTGCTTACACCCAAGCATCTTTGCCACCTCACATTCGTACATCTGTGCCACCTTTCCCAGGGATAGTTTTGGGTTAGCATAGTCCCAAACAAACTGTGTAGCCACTAAAGCATCATCATATTGTTCTACACAGGAATATCCAATGATTTCACCCATGTGTCTATACTCAATCATATTCCCGGTGAAAAGCTGTTCCCATGTTATTGTTCTTTGGAAACCATGATGAACCAGGTATTTTTCATACAGGTCACGATAGACGGGTTTGTCTTCAAACTCCTGGTACATAAAGTCAACCAGTCTTGCCTGCTTACGTGTAGTTTCATGTGGTTTGTACGCAGTTAAATCTATTCGTACAGAACGCAGATTATACCACACATTTTCCCACGGGATCCAACCAGTAGCCAAAGCTTTTGATGGAGATTCACCTTCTTCCAGCACACCGTAAGGTTGAGAGTAGATGAAGTCCTGGTCACTCACCTTACCAAAGCCGTCTATATGATTAAATACCACTCTCATTTATACTCGTATTCCAGGATTTTACCTACCAGGTCAGATCTGTGATTTTCTTTCAACTTGATCCACTTAATCTCTGGTATCTTTTTAGAGAGTTCTATGGCATAGGATAACCCGTTATAGTCATCTTTTATATCCTTCTGCTCATTGTCACCATTGATAATGATCTTCCCGGTTTTTCCAAGTCTCGTAAGTATGGCAAGCATTTGAGCTTTGGTTAAGTTCTGAGCTTCCTCCACTACAAGAACATCATCTATGGTTTTACCACGTATAAATTGCACCGGCATAGCCACAATCTTTTTCTCTTGCACCAGTTCTGCTATCTTTCTTTTCTCTACAAGCTTCTCCAGGTTACCAATGAATGCTTCCAGGTAGGGATTGAATTTATCATCCAGAGATCCAGGTAATAATCCCAGACTGTTTCCCACTTCTATTGTAGCCCTGGTGACAAATATTTCACTTATCATCTTCTGTGAAAGAAAATCCATGGCAGCCTGTGCACTCACTAAACTTTTACCACAACCCGCTCTGCCTGTAATAATCACCACCTGGTTCTCTCTGATCAATCTTTTAGCTTCCTTCTGTTCAGCGTTTAGTTCCACACCAAACTTTATCTCATTTTTTCTCACTCTGTTGGGCTCTTTCATCAATGTTTTGGTTTAAGCTTATGTCTGTTGTCTTCTAACCAGTGCATTAGTGATATGATCTCTTGTTTTAAATAGGGCAAATCATACTGCACTATATCTTTTACAATGGGATCTCCATTACTATCAAGAGCTGTTATGGGATTACCAAACTTGTCTTCTCCTACAGTCTCAAATAAAATGTGATGTATTGTGAGATTACCAGGTTTAAGTTTTGGATTATGTTTCAGGATGATGTACATGTACAGACTAAGCTGTAATGTGTAGTGGTTTAGATTGCAATCATCCAAGTGGCTCACCGGAGCCATCATCTTGGTAGTGATGCCTTCCCAATTGGTAAACCCTTCTGTCTTTATTTCTTTATTGGTCTTGTAATCTGTAATGTGTACGTAACCATCTACCACTTCTACCAGGTCAGACTGACCGCATAGGCCGGCAGAGCGTAAATACACCATATGCTCTGGGTAAACACCATCTTTTAGTTTCTGCTCCGGAGAGTATTTAATACCCTCAATCTCCATGGGTTTAAACACAGGAATGGTGTGACCGTGTCTTTCCATTGTTTCCAGGCCGCAGATATCTGCTTCCCTGCAGTTGTGGTACCAGGTGCCGAGTGTCGTGGCCCGGTTAGCTTCAGCTTTCCAAGCTTCTTTAATTTCTTCAGGAGTCATTCCATACCACTTAGACTTCCTGTTCTTAGAAGATTTCTCTGCTATCTTATCAGCTTCAAACGGCTGCTTAAAGTTTCCAATAAAGCTGGTTACACTAATCCAATCCTGCTCATCTTCTTTTTTTATGCTGGTGTATTTGTGATCCTGTGGTGTAAATCTTAGTATCATGGGTAAAGCCAATTTGGTTTTTATAGGGTTGGGGTTCTATGTTCTCTATCACCTCATCAGGACGATGGTATGTAGCGTAGAACTTACCGGAATATTTATCAAACACTATGCACCGGTTACGGGCAATGGTATTCTTAGCTGTTACGTATTCTTCAACACTGGTTATGGCTTCCTTCTTAAACCACTTTTTCACTCTAATCTGCTTTATGAGCTTCTCCTTCTGCAAGGGATATTCTTCACCTCCAGGCAGCTGCTCATATTCTATCTTGTTTTTGTACACGGAGTGCACCACTTCCAGTCTTATACTATCTCCACTAGATAGAATAGGCATAATCAGAGTCCAAGTTTCTGGTTGAGTTTATCTTCTTCATCCTGGGTCATCTCAGCTTTCCAATTTCCTTTTGGACATTCTGAGCTTAGTGACCTTGTTTTAAACTTCAGAGAACAACCACACCCACCTTTGTCCTGGTTGCAACATGGCTCTGTACCTGGCACCATACATCCGTTGTCTGTTTCTGTATATAAATCACAAAATCTGCAGATGGACATGCGGTGTTCTGCCAGCTGTTCTACATCCTCTTTCTTAAAAATTGAGTTGGTGATGCCCTCAATGATCTGCCCCTTGGCTTTCCACACCCTGATTATGTTCTCTTGTAGTGACGACATGTCTGTTCTTTTTATGCAGTTTGATAAAGTCAGCCCTCTGCTTCTCTTCTTCTACGATCTGCTTAAGCTGTTTTAAGTCATACAGTGTTTCCACTGTTTTAAACCTGGCGGTCATCTGCTGTAGTCCTTTAAGCCTGTTGTTCTCTTCAAACTGCTCCAGCTTCTGAATCTTATCATCCAGCTTCCAGTGCTTGATGGTAAAATCACCCAGGTTGGTCAGATGCACCCGTGAATGTTTTAATCCGGAAAGAGATTTTCTCACCTCCTGCCAGTAGAAGTTTATTATTGCAGATGCACACTCCTCACTTACACCGGTTTGCTCAGCTACCTGCGGAATAAATTGTTTTGCCTTACTGGGTTTCAACACTCAAGAATTTATAGTCAAGAAGAATGTTTCCTTTAGCATGCACCTTCAGATCCGGGTGGATGTATATCTTCTTCTTATTCTTTCCTTCCTTCTTAATCAGTTTCTTCTTTTCAGCTTTGGTGAGACAGTTACGTACACTCTGCGTAGACGAGAATATCTTCTCATCATGGGCTATGTTACAAAAGCTTGTCAGCTCCTGCTCTCCGTTAATAGCAAGTAGTGTCAGGCAGTCCAGATCACTCTCACTCACTTGTATTTTGAACAGGTAGCAATGAGTGAGTAGCTGGAACTTCACTATGTCCCAGCGGTCCATCCTCACTCTTTTATCAACCTGGTTTACTATTGCCATCAGATCTTCATTTTAAAAAACATGTAATTTTCTCCTGTACCGCTCCAGTTCTTGTGCTCAAAAATGGGTTCAGCACCCAGGCTTTGAAACACCTTCCATGAACTTCCCATTCTTGCTTCCCCCATAAACCATTCAAACCCCATCTGCTCTGCCCATTCCAGGGTGATGTTTGTAATTTCTGTAGCCAGTCCTTTTCTTCTCCAGTCAGGCATTACAGTGATGCTGTTACCATGCAGGACATTATCACTGTTCCAGCTTACAATCATCTCAGCAATCAATCCGTGCTGTTTATCCCGGAGCCAGATGCCCTGGCATTTTTCATCCTGGGTGAGCATAAACATCTTATACTTATCATCCCAGCGTAGCTGTTTTGGGTGTTCACGTTCAAACTTGAAAGTCTCTGTGTAGTCTTTTAGCTTGTACAGGGTGGTCATCACTTCTTCTTTAAGGAGCGTTCTTTCTTTAAAGCTTTAATTTCTTCAGGGTCGGTCACTATAGCTTCTTTAGGAATAAGCACTTCGTCCCCCACCTTAATACCCTGCTCAGCCAGTTCTGGATTGTTATCCATATCGTCCTGGGTGATGGTGTGTGGTGTACCGCCCTCATATGGATCACCTGCTTGTTTAGGGTTGGTCATCTGGGCTACAAAAGACAATGCTTTTAGCTCCTCAGCCCTGGCCACCGCTAGTTTGGTGTTCAGTTCCTGGAGCTCATATTGCACCTTCTTAACATCTATCTGTTCCTGGAAGAAGGCAATAATCTCTTCTTTAGATGGGGCTGCTTTTTCTTCCTGTTGAGGAATTACTTTTTCTTCTGACATAGGGATGTAGGTTTTTTACGGATTTATAGTTCTGGTTCTGAAGAATGCTCAGGATTGTTATATCTGTAGAACTTTTCTTCAAACTCATCAAAAGGAGTGTCTATGATGTAAGTGTCTCCATGCTCGGTGAACAGGGTGGTGCATCCATAGGCCAGCATGTCTTCATCGTCAGAAGCAAGCTTGCATGCAACAATAGTTCCCATGTGAAAGGAGAAAGACATCCATTTTCCAGGATCGTCATCTAGTCCCATCACTTCCAGTTTACCTGGATCCATGGTGTGGCAGTGGATCCTGCACCTGTGAATGTTGTTTATCATAGGGATACGGATTGGTTTTTCTTAGAAACATGGTACTGGTTATATCTCATGTACCTGGATTGGTTGGATGCTTTCAGGATCTGCATAGCCAGAGCACGCTCTGCCATGCCATCTCTGACATCTACAACGGGTACATAGACCTTTACACCGTACTTATTGGTGGTTTCTCTGAAATGTGATAGCGGTTGAGGGTTTTCATTTAGGGTGTCCATACACTAATAATATACTTAATAAGTTTAAACTCTACAAATTTATATTGTAGAACTTATAAGTGAGTGTATACTTATGCACAGAGTGTGGACACAAAGATGTAGAGGAAGATTAAAATTAAGAAGAGCTGAAGGCAGAAATTTTTAGACAGGTGAGAAAGTTACCAGCTCGTTACTTTTTTAAGGAGCTGTATGGCGGGTGGTTGATGTACACCTTATTCTTCTTGACCAGATCAGTGATTTGTGCAAAGAGTTCTCCGGAAAGACCAAACCTGGTTTCATTCCTTAGAATATACTCAGCTATTCTGATGGTGCACACAACGTTGGCGTCTATAATATCAATGGCATCCGGGTGTATCTCATAAGTCACCTTTACAGGAATAGTGCTATATTGTTTTCTGACCACCAGGTGATTTTCTTCCATCTCTTTTAACACCTCTGACAACACCTTTACAGATATGTCCGGAATATTTTTTTTTAGCTGTGAAAACCTTAGAGGCCCGTCCTTTAAATACCATATGATAACAGCTCTCCATTTTTTGCCAAGCAGCTCAGCTCCGGTGTTTAGAATGTAAGAAATCATAAGACACAGTTTTATTTGGGTTTGCAAAACAACATCTTCAAACGGTTGGGGTTGCGGATGAGCGGCTATTTAAAATGTGCAGGTGAGCAGGTTACCATTAAGTGAGTAGGTAACCAAGAAGTAACTAAGTTAGCCAATAGTTAGGACTAGATGTATGAGTTTAATCACTAAAGAGCCTCCTACCGGAACCGACCCGGTAAATCCTGATTACAAGTCAGGCAGTTTTCCCGTTAGCTTAAGGAGGCTTGCGGTGAATAATCCAGGATTGTCCGCATATTCTGCGGAGAATGTGGTAAAGGCTGGTAACGATCCAGCTCCCCAGGATTTTCAGTCCCGTGCTTCTACCTAGTTAGCTTCTTTACCATGTAAGAGTCTAGTGCAGGTTACGATCCCGCTCCAACAGTTTTGCAAACTGCCCGGCCTCCAAGACCAAACTAGACTTATGTTGCACGGATGGTAGGAATTGAACCCACAACCTTCGGTTTTGGAGACCGCTGCTCTACCAGTTGAGCTACACCCGCAAATAAAAACCCCGGCTAGGAGATCCTGCCGGGGCTTATGTAATGTCTTTATGTATGTTTATGACACACCTTCCCCGGCTGACCTATGCCAGAAACAGAAGAACGTTGTTGTACATGTGTGTCTCATACAATAATAATATACGGAATTATTCTGATTTTCTACGTTTTTTCATTTTCCTTCTGGTGGGTTTCTTTTTATACTTGTGCATTACAAACCCTTCCAGTAGTTGATTAAAAAGCTGGTGAGCTAGATTTTCTAAAAGCTGGTGTTGCTGCTGGTTCATTTCTTACCCTTTTGTGTATTAGACGATGGATAGGCTCCACGCAGAGCCAGCTCCTTTCTCAGCTCATCCCTGTGGATCCAGGTGATTTTTCCTGGGGCTGCGTTATACTTGAACGCCATTTGATCCTCGGGAAGGTCTCCATTTCTATAGAGGAGAACAAGAGCTTCCAAATCTGTATAGATGATTTCTTCCATTCTACAAATATAGAGAAGTTCTACAACTTTTCAAGAGCTCATTTTTGAGCCCCATAACATAGTATTATATATACCTATATAGTATTAGTATGTTATAGGTATCAAATTTGAGCCCCCGTAAACATGCCCCCGGGTGTTCCTGGAGACCTGGTCACCCCCCCCTTAGTTTTACGGCCAGGAGTGATGAGTGTGGTAGAGGATGAGAGGACCCTTCCACGCCACCCTCCCCGGCAAGCTACGCAAGCCGGGTCACCCCCCTAGCTTCTACCTGCATTATGCCAAACCCTTGACGTAGCATAAAACTAAATTTTATGCTACACAAGATCAACGTTCCCTACGGAGCACACACCTTGCAGGTTGGTAACATGTTCATCTCCACTGCTAAGATCAGAATCAAGACTAGTCTGCAAACAGTCAACTTCTTCATCTCTGATCCAAGCATCACTGTCTATGACGGTAAGGCTGGTACAGTCATCATCACATGGGCTACCACTAACGCTACACTACACGATGAGTGGCTTAAGTGCGTAAGACGTCTGTGTGCACATGTCATGCATAAGCGTATAGACCAGAAGTATGCTGAACACACTGACATCTTCGGTGAGGATCTTCCCTATTAGTATTCTATACAGGCTGTCTACATAGATGGCCTGTATTCTTTTATAAACAATGAGTATTAAACCCTTGACTTACTTAAAAAACTTTAAGTTATGAAAACCTTTATGCAAATCATGTCCGTTGTTCTTGGTCTTGTATCTCTGTATTTCTTCTTCCAAATGGAAACCAGAGAGAACCTCTATGAGTGGTTCATCATCTTCATGTCTGCAGTCATCTTCTTTGCATTCTCTATAGTGGAAGAACGTAATGAAGAGATAAGCCGTTTACGTAAGATACTGATGGGCCGTCAGGATGCTATCAAGAACATCACTGATAAATTCTAGAAACACAGGGGCTTCGGCCCCTTTTGTTTTTCTACGTAGTAAACCCTTGATCAAGTTTAAAAATTTAAACCATGGTTACATTACATTATGACGTTACGATCACTAAGGACGGAAAGACTTTTACACAATCCAGCTCCAGTGAGTATGAGCATGCTTTTATAGCAGAGGACATCATGCACAGTATGGAGTGTGGCGTATTTAACGAGAACGGTATGGTGTATGCCGTTAAGAAGATTGTGTATGAACTGGAACTTGTGGGCATTCTTATAGATGAAGAAGAGGGGGTTGAATAACCCTCTTTTCTTTTATAGACTATAAACCCTTGATCCAGTGTAAAATTATACACTATGACACGTACGTTTTTACACTTTACACAGACAACATTTATTGGTAACGGCACTGTTACAAAAGACCTGGTTTATGAATACGAAGACCGCTATACAGCGGAGGAAGTAATGTGGAAAATGGACCATGGCTTTTTTGATGACATTGTAAACGTATACAATGCAGTAAAGATTGTATACGAGTTACAAGTAGACAGTATTGAAGAAGCATGATAACGGGGGCTAATGCCCCCTTTTATATGTTATGTTCTAAACCCTTGATACATTATAAAATAATGCATATGCCACGTACAACACTTAGTCTTCCAGACGTGACCACTATGGTCGTTAACACTATTGCCCAGGCAGAACCACATGGTCTCGTACCAGAGGTGCTGGCCATGGTTATCCTCATGCTTAAGCGGCATCCAGAGATGTCCATAGAAGCAGCATTTCAGCACAGTATTCTTGAGTGGGACGTCTAGTCCCATTCTTTTTCTTAGTACATATTAAACCCTTGATCACATATAAAACTCCTCATTATGAAAAGTTTATTAGCCGTGGCTCTGTTAGCCACACTGCTCATGTCATGTTCTCGTATGATGTCTCCATATCAGGCCGCTCAGGGCCCGCAAAGATGTGGCAGAGGATCACTCAGATGATGATATTATGATAATACAGCCTGTAGAAATGCAGGCTGTTTTATTAAGCACACTAAACCCTTGATTAAGCTTAAAACTTAAGCATATGACTGAGAATCATGTAAAGTTCGGGTATCATTATCAAGCTGGTAATGTCCTGATTAAACTAAGACTAGTTAGCTCCAAGTTCTTTGCCGTAGGTATGGACAAGATGGGAGAATATAGAACGGTTAAGAACGGCTATGTAGTGTTTGAAGCCCTGGTGCCACAGAAATCCAAGAGCTATTGGGCCGTAGAAGACAAGCTACGAGCATATAGAACAGCACAGGTATAATGTGCTGTTCTTTTAAAACATAGTATAAACCCTTGATTTACATAAAAATTATGCACATGAAACAGATTATGATTTTAGCAGTTGTCCTATTAGCCGTGTCTTGTAAGAAGCCAGAACCAGTTAAGCCGGTTCCGCCTCAGGACAACATTGAGAAAACCAGTGTACCCACACATGCTTGTAATGATCGTACACATCAGTCTTGTGACGGTAACTGTGAGTGTGACGGGTTAGCCTGTCATCTAGACCGTGGAGACTATCAGTTCCACATGGAAGTGGATGGTATCAATGTCATCCAAGATGGCAGGTTTGTACAGTTCCTACGTTGGGATCAGATAGGCAGACTTGACAGCATCCTGGTAGATGATAATGAATAAGAAAGAGGACTTCGGTCCTCTTTTTCCCTATGGGAAGAACCCTTGACTTAACAAGTAGTAGACGTAACCACTCATTTTTAACCGCTCGTTTTATTTTATGTAACCTCCAGTTAACAGCTGGCCCAGCGTACAAGTGGGTAAAATCATTATTCCCACCCTAACACAGGAGAAAAATATTGTGTAGTGCATAGGGCAGTTTTTCAGAAGGGAGCCACCAAGCTCTCTTCTGTTTTTTAATATTTATTCTAAACCCTTGATTAATAATAACTAAAACCCCTCTTTATCATGGACACAGAAACTCTCATTAACGACATTAAGCTGCATGTAAACCATCTAGCACATTACGCCTCTCATAAGACCGGAGACGTCATCATGAACGTGCTGTTGTTTATGCAGAACACACCAGGTGCCACCGTAGAGCAAGCCGTTAGTCATCTAACGTACGAGGTAGATATGGCTTTAGAAGAGGTAGATTGGCAAATGAACCTGGCTAATAGCAGTATGGACGATGAACTCCCCTTCTAAAGGGGGGTTTATCTTCTATGTACGCTATTTACAGCCTTCGGCTGGTTACCTGCATTATTTCTTAATTAACCACTCTATTTAACCCTTGATTTAGTACAGTTCTTTACAAGGATGAAAGAAGTGAGAGCCATTGCACATGATCCGCAGTAGGTATGACCACTCATTTCTGATGCTCATCTGCTCAGTTGGTTTAGCAGCCTTCGGCTGCCTTCACCAGCCTTCGGCTGGATTACCCACACTCTCTTTAACCCTTGATTGAACATAAAAGTTATTTCATCATTTAATCACAAAAACCATTTAACTATGTTAACAGGTAAATTCAAACGCAAGTATCGTTCTAAGGCAGGAAACAATGTATTTGTTTACACCGTATCCGGTAATGAAAAAGAACTCAGTTCTTACCAGGATGCCCAGGGTGACAACTTCATCTTAGATGAAGAGAGTGGTAAGCCCTTGTTCTTTACCACCCGTTATGTTGACGACAACATTGAGCTTGACATCACCCAGAATAACAACGTTGTTGTTAAGGACGATGAACTCTCTAAGCTCCAGAGTATGGTTCAGCAGTATGGTGCAGACGTTGCCAAACTTGTGCTGTTACAACGCACGATGAAAACTGCTGCAGCAGAGTAATAGACTGATAAGCTCCTGTCCCGATAAAGGGATAGGGGCTTTTTTACTCCCAAACATCCCCATGTCTCAGTAGGTCAGGCGGCTCTGATTAGATAATTTCTATATCCGCTCGGGACTGTATTAGATAACATCTAACATATCATCATATTCTTTAACCATCATCTAAGAAACATCATGAAACGTTATAAAACCCTGTTGTTCCAAAGCTACCAATTCTTCCGTGACTGGTATATCCACATGAAGAAAAGCTTTGAGGCTCTCGTAGTCTGCTACATTAAGACAGACTCTCAACGCATCCGTGTAATGATCAGCTATTAAGCCCTGATTATCAACGTGTTAGGGGGTGAGTGTGGGTGATAGAACCACCTCAGCCCCTTTCTTAGTATCTCTCACCACTCAGTCTCCCGGATAGCCCGGCAGGCGGATCAAATGGCTATAAAACCAATAACACATAGTAACATGGACTACTCCCATCTAAAAGGCTCTATAATGGAGCAGCTCTATAACACTACAGACATACAGTCTCTTCTCTCTGTATTAGCCTCAGGATTACAACAGGCTGTAGAATTAAATAACAAGCATGTCCACTCCTTACAGGCTTACGACCGGTGGCAAGAAGAGAACATGGAATGGGAATGCTGTCACGGCACCATACATGTAGGTAACGAGCCCTGTAATTGTCAAGCAGAGATATACGACCATATGTATTCTCATACAGAAGAAGAATAACAACGGCCCCTTCATTCATAACTTATTAGTCCCCTTAAGGACTAAATTAGAGTCCTGGTAGTTCGGTGGGTGTTTCCCTAATTCCGATTAAATAGACCTGTAACACGGCAGCTACCAGAGATTTCTTCCTAAACCAGCTCTTGTATGAGCATAACTACCAAATAGCATGAACATCTTATTAGCCTCTGTCTACGCACTCCCTGAGTTAGTCAACGGTAAGGTGTGTGTCATTAATGATGACAACACGTACACCCTGTACAACCCGGCCCGTAACTGTCAAATTACAGACAACTACGACCCCATGAATTACTCCATTCTTATACACGAGAAATACAGTAAGTGTATAGTGTATTCCAGAAAGGAAGAACGGGAGCATTTCCTGGTTAACCAACAGGTTAAGAAGCTGAGACGGCCCTCTTACCGTGTAGGAGACAGAATACATATCCACTCCAGGCGTGGCATCTACACTATAGTGGAACTAAAACCCAGTTCTATAGTGATCACCTGTAAAAAATGGCAGTATGATCCAATGAACAGCACCGTGGAAATACCACACAGTGACTTCTCAGCCTTGGCCGGTGGACTACACAACGCAGTGTTTGAATAAAAAGATTTAACATCCATGAAACTCTTCATCCTATTCCTGATAGGCACTATATGTGGCCTATTCTGCCTGGGTCTGCTCTTTCTCACCTATGTGGTGATCAGACAGCCCAACGGCCTTCCGCACGCAGCTGTATTATTCCTCATAGCCATCCTGGCATTTGGTGCATCAGCCCTGAATTTCTACTTCTGGCATGACTTCAGACAAGAAGCCAGGCAGCGTAAGAATAAGTATTTCTAAAACCAAAAATCCACTATCTCGTTATGAAAAAACTATTCCTCATCATGGTATTGTTAGGCATCACTGTGTCTTTAACTAGCTGCTATACGCAAGGCTGGGGTTGTAAAGGCAACAGTAGGAACATGCTACGAGTTAAGCAATACTATTGATCTTCTTTAGATGGATGGTAAGCCCTGGAGATGACATCAAAGGGGCTACATTCTCTATCAACTCGGTGAAGCCAGCAAAGACGCTGGAGCGGGCACGCTCTTGCCCTGACCTTGGTACTAGGATACTGATCAACCATGAGCTAACGCTGCTGAGAACGGCAGCCGTAATGGGGTTACCAAAGGAGAGATGACTAACATATTATTGAGGCTCCGGCCTTGTCAACCTGTTATTTTTCTGAGTAGTTATACAACACTGAACCTGGTAGCTGAGCTATCCAGATGTAGGAAACTCTGCATCACCGGTACGTCAAGCCGGTTTTTTTTAAATCCATCAAAATGAAACGTCTTATGGAACTTTTCCTCAAAAAGAAAGAAACCCCTAAGGTGCATGTTAAAACTCCCCTCCCCAACCTGGACATGAAGGCATTCTCTGCCTGGTGTCAGGAACTGAATGTTGGCACACTGGCTAACAAGAACTCAGAGTTTACCGTCACTATAGGTGACCGCACCAAATATGTAAAGCTTGAACGCTTTTAATCTACGCTATTGTAGAACTTAAATCCAAATTGTATATTTACCTCCTAATCCTGTAGAAAAATGGAACTCAAGTACAGAAACTTTGACCACAGCCAGGAAGGCTTTTTTAAAGCCCTGAATCTAGACAAAGACATCGTATTACGGTGCAGAGAAAGAATCTTCTTCTCTCATTTTGCAAACTCCTTGCAGTTAATGGAACTATTTGACAACCGTGATGAAGCTCCTAAAGAGTTTACCACCATCACCGGTGATCTGCAACGTGTTCTCTCCCTCATTACCAATCCCCTGGAATATGAAGTGACCCTATTACACTTCATGGGATATGAGAAAATGGCCATGGCGGCCTTCTCCCATTACAAATTTGAAAACTCTTCAGAAGTTTCCACTGAGGACAAGCTTAAACTGCAGTTTCTCAAACTTTTACATAAGCTCAAAGAAGCTCATGACAAGCAAGAGGAAGAAAAGGGTGAGCACTCTATGGATGAGCCATCAGATGAGAATGCTATAGAGCATGATGCCATGATCAACCGTATTGATCTGGTAAAGAAAGCCAACTACAACTTCAACAAATACATGGAGTTGTTGGGTCATCCTATCAAGCAGGACCACTCTGATGTAGACAACCTTTTAGGTAACCTGGGAATGTTTGAATAAACTTTTCCTGTTTAAAATTTGGAGAACTCGTAAACTTCTCTAATTTTGCTCTACACTTTGAAAGTTTATGTTGCATGAAGAACAAAAATCCACGGCTACAAAGTGGATTTGGGTTTGTCACCAGACCTGCTATGGCAGATGCAAGCCTATCTCTACGTGAGAAGGGAATGTATGGCTACCTGGCTACCTATGCTGATAGTGCAACCAATGAACTAACAGTGAGTGTAAACAGAATAGCTGCAGAATGCGGTGTGACACAAGCCACTGTAAAACGTAGCCTCAAGATCCTTGAAGAAAAGCAGTTTATAAGAAGGATATACACTGGTCCTCTAAAAACCAAGACAACTGTCCTTCTAAAATAATTTAAGTACCATGCCGACCCTGGTTTTATCACGTATTAGGTAAGCCGTGCAAAAGCTATAACGCTAATATTGGATGAGACAGGTCGGGCGTGGTACACGGGCTGATCAGGAGAGCCGATGAAAATTGATACAAGAGCTAAGGTGTGAGCTGGCATGCAGGTGCTCCCTTGGGTAATTGTACTAGGACGATTGTCCCTACGTCCTTCTGGTAGCCCCAACCTCATAGTCTGATTCCAGGAGCCTGTTAGTAGTTCACTGTCGGACGCAAAGTAACACTTGAGTGAAAGGACGCCCAATGTTTACAAGGGCAGTCCCTGGGATAGACTATAAACCCCAATTACATAATTCTACACACACATCTTAACAACTGATCAAATGAACAAAAAAGTATCAGAAGTGAGGGTAACAACAGACTATAACAAATTTAAGTTTGACCCTCTGAACCGTACAGTAAAAGCACACAAAGTTGCAAGACTTAAAGAAAGTATCAGAAGAACCAATGGTAACCTCCAGTCTGTTCTGATTGATATAAAAGGAAACATCATTGACGGCCAGCACCGTTACGTAGCATGTAAAGAACTTGGTCTTCCTATCCGTTATGAGATAGCTGACAAGTCTTATACATCTAGTGATATGATTGAGCTGAATAACAACGGCTCCGGCTGGGTGGCAGGTGACTATGCTGAATACCATGCTAAGCAGGGTAATCAGAGTTATCAGATCTTCCTAAAGTATAAACAGCAGTTTCCTGAGCTAAAAGATGGTATACTGGTTTCTATTCTTGAAAACAAGTATACACTGAAAGATGGCTCCACCTCTACGTTGAGCAAGAGACATTTCCAGAAGGGAGAGTTTGTAGTGATGTTTGAAAACAAAGCTAGAATCCTGCTCAACCATCTGAGAACTATCAGTACGTTCTACAAGGGATGGAACAGACGTGCATTTATTTATGCCGTGATACATCTGTCCAACTGTAAAGACTTCAACTGGGATAAGTTCATTGCTAAGCTGCAGATCAAACATGTAAGCTTGTTTGACTATCCTAAAGCAGAGGACTTTGTAAAAGTGCTGCTGGAAATATACAACTACAGAGAACGTAAGAAATTATCACTACCAACCTTATAATATGAAACTGATAGAGTTTATTACCAGGTTGTTACTGTTTGTATTTCATATTGTTGCCCTGGCTGTATCTATAAATTGGGCTGGAGAGTACATCTCTCAGCCCGTTAATATCCTTTTAGTTCTGGCAGCGGCTGTTCTAATATCAGTGTTGATCATACTACTGATATATCATGCAGCCACTGTTGTAAAATCATTTCAAAATCTTATAAAACCACAAGAATGATCTCTTTATTAGTATTTACAGTGTCTATTCTAGTCCTGGGTGTGTTATTTGGAGCATTTAGTTCTAATAATCTTTTTACGCCAGTGGACAAATACGGTGACCGTCAAATTAAACCAGCAGGTGTTGTAAAACTTGCCGTAGTGGTGGCTGTTTCTGCCCTACTTACAGTGATCAATCCTTTAGAAGTGGAGCGTATTGACGTAGGTAATGTAGGTTTAAAAGTGAACAACACCGGTGACGAGCGTGGTGTATCCAAAACTGTATACGTAACAGGATGGGTTTTCTATAACTCATGGTTATCACGTATCAAAGAGTTTCCTACAACACAGCAGCACATAGACTACGAGGAAGCAGCTATCATCACACGTGGTGGTTTCCAGGCTATCATTAAGCCAAGTTTTAACTGGAGCGTTAATCCTGCTAATGCAGCTGACATGTATCAGAACCTGCGTAAAGACGTAGATGAGATCCAGAACACCTGGTTAAAGAATGCCATTATTGGAGCTGTTAATGATGTAGCTAACCTGTACACTGTGGATAGTATATTCAACCACCGTGCAGAGTTTGAAGCAGACATCGTTAAAGAAGCTAATAAGCGTGTGTCTAAATGGTTTATTGTATCTCAGCTGAGAACCAATATTGTTCCTCCTAAAGAGATCACAGAAGCTATTAATGCCAAGACCAAGGCTGTACAGGAAGCACAGGCTGCCTTACAACAAAGAATAGTAGCAGAAGCTAATGCCCAGACGCAAATAGCTAAAGCCAAGGGTGATTCAGCCCAAGCAGTTATTGCAGCAGCAGGTAGAGCAGAAGCAGTGAAAAAAGAACAGCAGTTCCTCACTCCTATGTATATAGAATACATCCGTGCCCAGCGTTGGGATGGTAAGTATCCTCAGACTATGTTAGGCAGTGGTGGATCTAATGTCTTATTGAACTTGAAATAATAGGCTTGGGGCCCGTGTGCCTTAAACATGGGTTATACAGAGTAGCTCAGATAAGACACAGGACCGGAACTGATAATCCGTCATCCTTTATGTCTAGAAGTAGAGCACCGGTCGGTTAAACCGGGGGTCGTGGGTTGAAATCCCACCTCTGTAGCTATGCCTTTTATTGCATAATCATCACAGTTTAACCACCCGGGAGTTTCCACTCCTGGGTTTTTTAACTTATT